TGAAACAGCCCCCAACAGCTCCCCGTCTTCTGCGTCGGCTCCCACGAGCTTTCGCGGTACGCCAGCACGAGCAGCGCGCGGGTCTGGACTGGCCCATATCCGTGCTTCGCGGCCACCTCGCAGATTGCGGCCTTCACGCGGGCATCGCGGCCATGCGGGTGCGCCGGTGGGACGCGGGAAGCGAAGGCGGCAGAGGGCAGCAAGCAGAGCAGGAGCGTGAGAGTGAGGAAGCGGAGTTTCATTCGTCAGCCTTCCGTGAGGGGAGCGTCATCTGGCTCGTAAACGCTTTCCATGCGTCAGTGACCGCGAACGAGCCAGGGAACAGGTCATGGAATTCGTCATCTGGCTGCAAGCCGAGCAGTCGGAACATCCACATGCAGAAAGCGTCGGGCTTCGCGCCTTTCACCGTCCTTTGCAGCGTGACCGGGCACGCCAGCCAATCGCGTACCATCGGATTGCGCCGTTTGATTGCCCGACCGCCTCTCCATATGAGCGGTTCCCATGCGTACTGCACGGAGACGTTCGGACGGATTCGGTGCCATGTCTTGCACCACGGACTGACCCGCACGTCGTCGGGCATGATGGGGAGCATGAAGGCAAGGTCGCTGGGGTTACAAGACAAAGCCCATCCGTCTGGAAACTCCGTGACAAGCCGCTGCACGAGCTCGAAGTGGAATTCGCGGGTATCACACTCGGAAGCATCTTCATGCAAGTCTCCATAGAGCCTCTTTCCGCAGCCGAAGTAGGGCGGGTCGGCATAGGCAATCTTCATGGGATAGTCGAGGCGTACTTCGATGCTGCGCGGCGACTTGCGAGCCGACTTGCCCCTCAATAGAGCGGCCTTCAGCGCATCAGCATCAGGCCAGTCCGAAGGGAGCGGCGACTGCTCAGCCACTCAGACCACCTCGGACGCGGGGCTAGCGGACATAGCCGCGAACAGGGCGAGCGAGATAGCGAATGTAGTCACCTTCACGAGATCACCTCGGATTGGTCGGGGGTAGGTCATCAGAACAGCCGGCCAGACTCAGACGCGCACTTGCGGTCATGCTCGGCCTGCCATTCCGGGTGCAGCTCATGGAAGATGATTCGTCCCTCGCTGCACAGGTCGTGGAAGTTGCGGACGGGCAGGAGCTGGGCTGCATCGCTCCACTGCTCGCGGTGCGCACGCAGCCAGTCGAAGTTCCAGGGCTCGTGCGGATCGTCGGAGTCGTCGTGGAAGTCGTGCTCGACGCGGTACAGCGCCCATGCGTACTCAGTGCAGTACCGTTGGACGCGCCGCTCCTGCTCGTCGGATTCGTCCGTGCCGAGTTCGGCGATGATGCGCGCCTTCTCGGGTGCGAACTCCTCAAGCAGCTCCGCAATCGGCTTCACGGAGCCGTCACCGCCCACTGGCATATCGCAGCCCCGCCGATCATCGCGGCCACGCACGCGAGGCAGACCAGCGCGATGCAGGCGTGGCGGTAGCGGTCAGTCATGGGTGGCCTCGCGGTCTTCCACGGTTTGCACGGAGCGGCCATGCAGGAAGTCCGTGAACTCGTCCTTGCACTTCGGGCACAGGTCGATGTCCTTGTATCCAGCCCGCATGATGCAGTCCCAAGTCCACCCAAAGCGCAGCCACGGCTTCACGACTCCGCAGCGGTCACAATGCGTCTCGGCGCTCATGCCGCACCCCCGCTCGCCATCGCCCACGCCAGCAGGAACAGCCACGCCATCGCCGCGAAGAAGATGACGCGGCCGGTGGTGGGCGAGAGGGGTTCGGGGTAGCGGGTCAGCTTCACAGCACACCTCCATCGAACGGATTGACGTAGCAGTTGGCATCGTGCGCCTCGTCGTCGGCCTCGCGACGTTCGATGGCGAGGTGGTCGGGGTCGGGTTCGACGACTCGCGCAGGGACTCCCATCACGAGCTTGCCCGACGGCACGTCCCTCGTCACGACGCTTCCCGCTGCGACGACGGCGTCCTTGCCGATGACGATTCCGGGCAGGATGATGGCGCCCGCTCCTATCCTGGCTCCGTCGAGGATGGTGCAGCCCTCGTTGGGGAGGTCGGGACGCGCGCCGATGTGCGGATCGTTGGTGGTGCAGACCATCGGGCCGATAAAGACGTCCTCCCCGATGACACAGAAGGCTGTGATGTAGCCGCCTGTTTGGATGCGCGTCCTGCTGCCGATGACCGTGTCGTTCTCCACCACCACGTTCGCGCCGATGGTGACGTCATCGCCTATCGTGCAGTTCTCCCTCACGAAGGCGTTGTGACCGAGACGGCAGTTCGCGCCGAAATGCGTGTTGGGCTTGACGATGCAGCCGGCCGACCACTTGAGGTTGATGCCTAGCGAATCGAACATCAGATGTTCCTCCATGTCCGCCCGAGTCTTACCTTACAGATGGTGGACTTGCTGACGCCGAACTCCGACGCAAGAGAGTCAATGGAGTCATCCTGCCTTGAGCGAATCTCTTTGACTTTGGCAGGGTTCAGCTTCGCCTTGAGACCTCGCTGGAGGTTTACCGCCCGAGTGACCGCTTCGAGGTGCGCGGGGTTCACACACGACGGGTTCCGGCATAGGTGATCGAGTTCGAGACCCTCGGGGACGGGACCGTTCTCACGCTCCCAGTAGACGCGATGTGCTGCGCGAGGCTTCCGGTTGACGCTGGTCACGCCATATCCCAAACCCGTCTTGTAGCGGTTCCAGTTCCAACAGCCAGTGTCCTCGTCGACGATGTACGCAGGCACTCGCGAAGTCGCGGCGTGACCCACGATGAACCGCACGGGCTGACCCTTGATATGGCCTATGCTCGGCTTGCTGCGCGCTGCTATCGGCGCAGGTCGGCCGCAACCGCATTCGCACAGCTTGGGGGAGATGATAGAATCATTCATGTCACACCGTCCGTTCGGTTGTGGCCACGCCCCCGGAGGTCGCACTCGCGGGGGTCGCTCTTTTCCTCATCATCGTATCACGACCGGCTCTCCACCGTTAGCAAGAGATTCATCGCAGGCCGCGAGCACCTGGATGACCTCCAGCCCGTCCTGCCCGCTGGAGAGCGGAACTCCCCCATGCTGGCAGCACGCGACGAAGTGGCGCAGCTCATTTTCAAGAGGCTGCGTGGCCTCTATCCACGGCTGGAGTATGTCACCGTACCTCACGTCGCGGTAGTCCCCCACAGCGACATTGACGCCCTTGTTGTGGATGGATACCTTCTCGGCGGCGAGGTCATCCAGCACCACCATCTTGTCGGTCCCGACGACGGTGAGCTTCCGCACCTTCTCGGGAGTGAGCCACGAGACGTGGATGTGGGCGAGCGAGTGTTCGTACCCGAGGTTGATGTGGACGGTGTCCTCGATCTTCGCGTTGGAGAACCGCACTCCTTGAGCCTGTACGGTCATCGGCTTGCCCATCAACGCGAGAATCATCGAGACGTCATGCGGCGCCAGCGACCATGCAGCGTTCTCGACCGTCCGTATCTTCCCGAGGTTGAGACGCGACGAGTGGATAGATACGATGTCGCCGATACCCCCATGTCCGATGTAGTTGACGAGGTACATGAAGGCGGGGGAGTAGCGCATCAAGTGGCCGACCATGAGGGTCTTGCCTTGCATCCGCGCCTCGTCAATCATCTCTTGGCACTGTCCGCCCGCAAGCGCCATCGGCTTCTCGACCAAGACATGCTTGCCAGCTCTCAGCGCATCCACTGCCAATCCGGCGTGCGTCTCGACGGGCGTGGCGATCACCACGGCGTCGGAGTTCTCCACCAGCTCCTCGAAGTCGGCGAACGTCGAACGCTCGGGGTCGTCATCATACACGCCACTCAGCACGCCGATGCGGTCGAGCACCTTCTTGATGTTGCGCCCCCAGTAACCGCAGCCTACGAGTCCTACCCTCATCCTCTTCCTCCTAGATTCGCTTCCAGCCTGACAGTTCCAACGCCTTCTCATACTTCAGTGGTGCTGGCGTCTCAAGCCACCACCATCCGTTGTCCCACTTGAAGTGGAGCCTGTTTTGATGCGCCTCGCCATGGTGGCCAGATGTGTTTCCTCGCCCGCACAAGTGCATTCTCGGGCCATTAGCACCGCCTTGAGATCGACGCACTACATGATGCATTTCGGCTGGCCTAGTACCGCAAATCACGCAGTAGCCGGGAAGAAGGGACTCGTGCGGCATAAGCATCTTGTGATACTCATTCACGCCAGCACCCAGGCCTTTCCGTTTACGATGCGGCAGACGACGGAATTGTGAACCCCATACTCGCGGGCGAGGTGCGAGGCACTTTCACCCTCCGCGTGTCGTCTACGAATCTCATCGACCTTGGTCCAGTCTAGTTTTGCACTTCGACTCAATGCACGATGCTCCATCGCCGTCACAACCATTAAATGAGACGGGTTAACGCACGGTGGGTTTTCGCATACGTGATGAACCTCCCCGCCCTTTGGTATAGGACCTACCATTTTCTCGAAGTAGAACCTATGCGCTCGGACGTTCCTGCCCTGATAAGGAATGAGACCGTATCCAAACTCGTTGCGCGTGAACCTCCACTCCCAACAACCGCCCTCGGTAATACTGATGTTGTGAGCAAGATCATCTACGTCGGCATGGTCTTTCAAGAAGGGAGCCCGACGAATTCTGCCTTGTTCTGAGACGCACTTTCGACACCAGGGATGGAGGCCCCGCGCCCTGGTTTTGTCGTTCGGAAAGAACTCCGGGGTCTCAGGCTTCTCAATCCCACATCGGGTGCATCTCTTCATGGCTCACTCCTCGTCCGGTACTATGCGGCCATGATACACAGGATATGTGTCACGCGCAATACTCCTAGTTGTTCACCACGTCCGCCCAAGCTGCCGTACCTTCGGCGTTGCCTCTACCGCCTGTGCGTCGCTCTTGGACTTGCGGATGACGAAGTCCACGCCGTAGACGGCCATGATGTGACGGGTGACTTCGGAGCGGTCACGGTGATCGAATCCGTAGCCGCGCTCGGCCGTGAGGTCGAAATATTCGCCGTCCTTCCGCATCTCCTCGATGATGGACTGCATCCGCGCCTTCTTGCCGCCTCCGTTGATGGCGTGCGCTCGGTCGACGATGTACCTCGTCGCCTTCGAGTGAGCCTCACACCATGCCTGTCCGATGGGATAGGGGGAGACTTGGAGCGTCGTCTGGTCACTCATCGGAACCTCCTCGGAAGAGTTGGCCACTCCGGTACTGATTCACGAGTTCGGTGATGAATCGTGCGTTCTCCCTGCTATGCGGCGTGTACCAAGCCTTCTCACTGTCCTTCGTGTAGGCGACATCCTCTTCGGGCGTCCCTATCGCAGAACCATGGTCGAGAACCCGCCATTCGCCCTTCGTGGCGGCGTCAGAGAGTTCTTGGAGCGTCGTCTGGTTCACTTCTGTGCCTCCTCTGCCGGCCACGCTATCTCCTGCTCGCCGATGACGACCTCGGAGCCGTCGGAGGTGGTGGCCTTCTCGCCCTTCTTCGGCGCCTCCTCGACGACCACGCCGTCATCGTCCACTTCCACGATGCCCAAGGCCGAGGGTTCGACGCTCTCTGACTCGGCGTCGGGCACCATCGTCATGTCGGCGCTCAGTTCGTGCCGCACGACGCCGTCGGATGCGAAGGCGCGTGAGACCTCTGCGGAGAGCGGTAGCATCTTGGCGAGACGGATGACGACCGTCTTCTTCGCCATCTCCACGGCGGAGAGCTTGTCGCCCCACGGGGTATCGGAACCCTTCGCCTTGGAGTAGTGGTCGCGGTGGGCCTCTATCTCCTCCTTGGTCATGTAGTCGAACTGCTTGCTACCGTCGTGCATCGTCGCCACGGCGTAGACGGCGGTGAGGCTGTCGAAGTCGCGCGAGGTGGCGTCGGGGATGTGCTCGATACGCGGATCGGTGCCGAGGTAGACCTTGAACTGGTCGCCGTCGTAGACCGCTCTGGCCTCGATGGTGGTGACGTCGCCCGAGTTGTGCGCGAGCTTGGCGACCCCGCGATAGCCCATCTGGAACTGGGCTTGGTTGCCGTACGCGATGATGTAGGCCTCGCCCAAGCCTGACCCCGGCTCAAGGCCGAGTTGCGCGGACTGCATGACGGCGGCGAGGATGGACATGGGGTCGCACTTCAGGAGCCTCGGGTTGGTGCGGACGACGGTCATACAGATGCGGGTGAAGCGGTCCACGTCGATGTTGCGCGGGAGAGCGGAGGTGATGGCGGGCTTCTGCTTGTCCAGATACTGCGCTAGCGTCACGCCCTTGCTCTGCTCGGCGGTGGCTTCCTGTGTCGCGAGGGCGTTCTTCGCGACGGCGGCGGCTGTCTTACGCTCGTCCATGTCTACTCCTCGGTCTTCTTGACGCTCAGGACTCGGTAGTCCTGAGCCTTCACTTCGTAGGGCTCCTTGTGGACTGGCTTCCACCCGACCTCGTAACCGGAGGGCGTGAACCCGAGCGCGTTGTCGCCCATCATGCCCTTCAGCGTGTTCTCAGCGAGCTTGAGTCGGGAGGTCGTCTCCTTGATGACGGTCTTGAGCGAGATGATGCTCAAGGCGAGAGCGTCGGCCTCGCTCGGAAGACCCAACGCGGGTTCGAGTATGGCGTCCTCGGCGGGGTAGAGCATGTCGAGTACCCGCTTCGACGCATCGCTCTCGTCGAACGGGGGCGGCGTCCTGTCCTCGACGAGCTTCCAGAACTCGGTCAGCTTGATGACGAGGCCGTCGATGAACTCCTGGTCGCGCTCGATGAGGTACTCGCGGTAGTCGGCCGATCCGATGAGGACGGCAAGCCACCACTTGTCCAGCCCCGTCACGTACATACACTGTTGGCACTGCACCCAGTAGTCGACGGGAACGCCTGAAGGGTCTCCAGAGGGCGGCCAGTCGTTCGCCTTGAACTGCGTGGCCGTCTTGATTTCGAGACCGGCGACTATCTTCCCTGTGACTCCAGCGTTGTCATCGTGCAGTAGGGCGTCAGGGGAGGCGAAGATGAAGTCACGCTCCCCAGAGGTGCAGATTCCGCCCGACTCGGTGTAGGCAACTGTCCCAGGGATAACCACAAGCTCGCGATGGTCTTCCGCGAACCGCTCACGGATGATGGGTTCCTTCTTCGTGCCCCAGTACATCGGCTCCGACTCTTCGACGTCGTTCGGGACGCCTATCTTGTCTAAGTAAATCTCCATGGCACCGCGCCACTTCGAGAGACCCAGCACGGCCGCCGCTTCAGAGGCGCCGATACCCTTGCGTCTCGCTTCGAGCTGTTCGGGTGAGAACTTCACTTCCCTCTCCTTTCTCTGACTGCCCTCGCAGTCTGTCCTCTCGGTCTGACACTTACGCTCGTGCTGCTTCGAGCCTCCACACATGCCGCTCTGAGATGTCCATGACGTCAGCCGCGACTTCGGGTGCGACCCCATCTGACCGGAGCATCTCGAATCGTTCGAGGTCGACGTTGCCCTTGATGATGCCGAGCTTCTTCGCGCCCTCCTCGACCTTCATCGCAGTCCTCGCCATGACGCGGAACTGATGTGGGATGTTCTTGTAGACCGTCACCCGAGCGATGCCACACGCATCCGCGACTTCGGTGATGGTGTGGTGCTTCCGCATCTTCTCCAAGAGCATCCGAGTCGGTCCTGACGGGATGTAGACCTTGGCGGGGCAGGGCATCGGAGTGACGGAGAGGATGGCTTCGGCGGTCGAACGCCTCACGCGAATCCTGTCTCCTCTGGCGATCTTCGTGATGTGGCACTCCATCACACCGGAAGCATTGGAGATGGCTCCGATGCTCATTCCCATGAGCCTGAGCCTGTTGATGTGCTCCATGACCGTGACGACGCTCTCCACACGACGGAACGTCCTGACGTACTCCGCGTGGGCGTCGCAACACTCAAGACAGGAGCAGCCGGCGTTGTACTTCGCGTTGGTTCCATGCGGTTGTCTGCACGCTCTTTGCGTCCTCATCTAGGTGCACCTTGCCTTCCGCCGTGATGGGAGTAGTGGCACTTCTTGCAGAGCCATCTCACGTTCAGGGGTTCCGAGTAATCAGGGTGATGAGCTTCTACTCTGTCGTCACTTCCACAGACATCGCAGGTGGTCTTCTTCTCAACTTGACCGCACTTGATTGCGTTGCGCAGCTTCCATCTCGCCCGCTGGTGTTGTTCGATGACGTGGCTGCGAGGGATGAATGTCGCGGTACTCATTCTGACTCCCTCTTGGCTATCGTCGTGATGAGAGCGAAGTTCGTCGGGGCTTCCCCTTGTGTCACGGCCTGTCCGATTGCCAACGCGACGATGTCGGACTTGAACCGCTTGCAGAGGTTCCGAAGCGACCTCGCCTCAGCCTCGTTGGGCTCTCTGTCCATCTTGCCGATCCAGTAGCCGAGGACGTTCTCGGGGATGTTGCGCATCTGCGCATCGCGACAAGAACTTGTCTCTTTACGGGTTTGGGTAAGGGAACGGGTACGGGTACGGGGTTGGATTCGGCTTGGCCTTTTGCTCCCTGTTTGCTCAAGCATTTGCTCAAGCATTTGCTTGGAGTTAGGAGTCAGCCACTCTTGGGGTATCAAGAGACCGTTCTCAACCGCGAACGCTAGCCGGTAGTCGGTTGTGTCTGGTCCTTTGGAGGAGTTGCAGGGACGGCATAGCGGTTGGATATTGTCTGGCCCGTGAGTCCCGCCTTGATATCTTGGGATGATGTGGTCGCGAGTCAGAGGAGAGTTCTTAGTCCCACATCTCACGCATGCCCCGAATAGGTCGACCATCTCATTCCACCAGGGATACCGCATATCACCAGACCGTTTGCCACCACTGCTACCGGCAAGGCGGCGTTTCTCTTTGAGCAGAAGAGCCTCTTCCCTGCTTGGGTTGTAGTCGAGGTAGTCGTGGATGCGGTAGGTTCCCTCCGTGCTAGCCATCTCCAAGAAGCCCGCCTCGATGAGATCACTAACGACTGCGGAGTTGTGGCGATGCAGGATTCGGGCTGGTATCACGCCATCCGTCAGGTTTCTGGCTGAGTAGCACATGAGTTGCACCATCACTGCTACAGAAAGGTCGTAGTCCCGGCAGGAGTTGAACTTAGGATGCTCCGTGAAGCCATCGTCAATCTTCAGCCAAGGCATGATGGCGCCCCCCAAAACACCACGAGCAGCACACAGCGAGGAGTGGAAAGCGGCGAAGCGTCCCAGGCGTGCTGTGTACTGCCAGTGGTGTTTTGCAGAGATGACATGGTCCTCCTCTAAGCCTAGATTGCAACACTTCGCCTACAGCAAAGCTACCACTCGGGGATGCTGTCGGCAAGTGTTACGGATTGACGTAGGTCTCAAGGGCGGTCGCGTAGAAGTACGCAGGCGCCTTGGGCTTGTGGGGAGCGGCCTTCAGGACTCCCGCCTCCTTCATCCGCTGCACCTTGGCGATGCCGTTCGGATCGTCGTCGAACCCGAGGATGAGCGCGACCTCCCGCGTGAGGTAGAGCGGCTTCTCCTCAAGGCCGAGGTTGCGCGCCCGCTCGTAGATGACAGGGCACACGGACGTCGGAGCAGTGGAGCAGGATTTGGTGGTCATCAGGCATCACCGTCCAGCCACAACGAGAGCATCCCAACTGCGGTGTAGGGATAGCGCGAAGGGAGCTGCACCGTCTCGTTGCCGACGCGCAGCTCGAACTCGTAGTCCGTCTCCTGCGTGTACTCGCTCCAACCCCCATCGGTCTGCTCCTCGACGATGATGACAGGAGTGTGCTCGTAGACGCCGACCTTGGCGCGTATGCGGTCGGCCAAGTCGCCCTCGACCATACTGGTGGTCTTGTCCCAGCCTTCCGGCCATTCGTCATCACATGACTCACTACTGATGACAGTGAATGTTGTGCCCATGACGTACCTCCCTCTTCCTCGTTGATGCTCCTCGATGGTGGTATATCACCAAGCGTAAGACGTGTCAAACACTCTCCCGAGAAAGCGAAGACCCCCCGCGAGCGGAGGGCCTTCAGGCGACCGAGAGGACGCTCCTAAGACTCTACCCCTAGCTCGGTTTCGGGGCAAGACTCCGGCTTCTTCCATCGGTAGGCGTAGAACTTCTGGTCGTAGTAGGGCATCCACTCGACCTTGCAGCTCGTGATGATGCCGAGTTCGTTCTGCGTTATCCACAGCGTCGCGCCACCGACCATCGCCTGCAACTTCCGCTTCCGCATGAACGGCGTCTGGTCTTGCGTGCATCCCGGCTGGATGAGGTGCATCTCGCGGGCGTAGTTGTAGTCCCACTTGTGGTAGTGGCCGCCGACGACGATCTGCGGCTTCTCCCCTCCCTGGAGCGACTCTGCGTACTTCTGCATGGAGTACGAGAGCGCGTATGCACTCCCACCGCCCATGTGAGCGATTCTGAGCCTCGCTGAGCCCTCCGGCTGCACCAGCTCTATGTCCCGCTCCATGTAGCCGATGTCGTGGATGTCATCGCGTCCTGCGAGCTTCGCCTCCGCCTCCAAGACGTGACCGATGTTGATGTGCGCGTCTTGGACGAACCAGCCCTCGTGGTCGTCTCCCGAGAGCACGTCCCACTCCAGACCGTCTCGCTGGGGGAGCTTCTCGATGTAGTTGGCGATCTGTTCGTCGACGCCGTGGACGTAGATGTCGTGCTGGTTGAACTTCCTGCCCGACCCGTCTATCCAGTTGCCCGCCACGAAGACGCGGGAGACTCCCTGTGCCACCCACCTGTCGGCGAGGTCGTTCTGCACGTCGACACGTTCGTACTTGCTGCCGTTGTGGGAGTCTGCGGTGATGCCGAAGCAGAACTCCTGACTCGCGAACTGCGAGGTGTCGATAGGGTGGACCTCGCGCGTGGGCTGCATCGTGGAGGCGAGCGTGATGCCCGCCGCCGTGTCAGCGACGAGGAGGTGCTTCTCTTTGAGCCATTCCAACGCCCTCTCCACACGAGCGGGAGAGCAGTCGAAGTGGTTGGCGAGGTCGACGACGTTCGTCGGCTCCTTGAGGCAGCGGAGCAGTTCCTCGGAATCGAGCGGGCATGAGCTGTCCGGCGTCTCGGACAGAGACCCTACCGGCCTTCCCTGCCTGTCGAGCTTCGGCACGAGGTCGGGATACGCAAGGTGCATGTCGCCGCGTCTCGCCCTCCACGCCGACTTGCTCGCGTCAGGGAACTCCTCCGCTAGCCTCGTCGCCCCCTTCAACCCGTTCTTCTGGCAGAACTCCTCCGTGAGATAGTACGGTGCGGACATATGACCCCCTCGGTCGGTACTTCGCCTACAGCCTCCCCGTGAGTATCCACTGGATGACTGGGCCTGCCACGAGTGCCAACGCCACGCCGATCCCCACGGCCTTGTAGACCAGCCGCCTGAGCTCGGCGATGTCGGCGTTCATCGTGTCGGTGTCCTTGCAGTCCGCCTTCTCGTGCAGCAGCGTGGCGAAAGCGTCGAGGTCTGCTCTCAGCCGTTTGCGGTCGAGTTCGGACGCCTCGAACTTGGCGGCCAACTCCGCGTGAGTGACCGCGTTGAGGCGGACGTCTTGGAGAGCGGCGTTGAGGTCGGAGAACGAACGCTGCGTCTCAGCGCGGAAGTCGGCGATCAGCGTGGTGATGAGTGTGTAGGTGTCATTGTCGGCCGGCGTCATCACTCGTCCTCAAGATTCTCTGCGAGGTTCGTGAAGAACGCGATGGCCGCAGCGACGATAGCGGAGAACAGCCCGAGCAATGCCGTCTGTCCCGCCAGCCTCGCATCGGTGGCGGTCAATGCCGCGAGTGACACAGCGCCCAGCCCACCAGCCATCGTCTGCGCGAAGGTGCGGACGGCTCTCAGGGTAGCGATGTTCATGGCCTTCTTCACTTCGCGGCCTCCCATCTCATCTTGTAGTTCGCGGACTGTCCGGCGTTCCATGTGCGCGGAAGGTGCATGACCGTCGGCCAGCCGATCCACGTCAGCACACAGTTGAGGTACGCCAACTCCTCGCTCGGCTTGTTCGCGAGGTAGGCGTGGACGTCCTTGGATGTGTCGCCGAACCACCGCTCTCCGAGCACGGAGTCCATACCGGGATGCTCGTGCAGGACCGCGAGGTCGTTGCGGAACTTGGCGCCCCGGTTCTTCAGCCCGAGAGCCTTGGAGCCAGCGGCCGCCATCATCTTCGCGAGCTTCTCGGAACGTTCCGTGCGGTAGAGGACCTCTACCCCAGTGCCGCCGCCCGAGTTGGTGTGCCACTCGATGAAGAGGTTGCTGTTCTTGTTCGCGGCGTAGTCGTCGGCGGTGGCGAAGTAGCCCCTGTCCCTGAGATATGCCTTGCCCTCTCCCACGGCCGCGAACACGGCTAGGAGGTCTTTGTGGATGCGCTTGGTGAACCCCAGCGCGTAGTCGTCCTCGGTCAAGTCGGGGCGTGAGTCGTACAGCACATTCGCGCCGGGGTCGGAGACTCCATGACTGCGCGAGTCCATGCCATGACCTGACGAGTTCGTGATGATGGGATTGCGTCTCATGTGGTCGTCACCCCTTCTCGGTTGCAGCAGCGTAGTGCCACGGCTCCTGCGCGTAGTTTACCAGCCCGTGCTCCTTGGCTATCTGAGCGAGGCGAGCGAGCTGCCTCGGCGTTCCTGAGAGGTCAGCAGCAAGACCCAGTCCATGAACGGAATGACCTGCGGGAGCGGTCTGCTCGGGCTGCTTGTCGTAGAGCGCCTTCTGCTCGCCGAAGCTGCGGTAGCCGGAGGTGACTCCCACCGTCCCCAAGCCTTCGCTTCGGAGCTGCGCGTTGGCGCTCCCGAGCGATGCCCAGAAGTCGGGCTGCAACCCGTAGGGAGCCGAACCCTTCTGGTCGATGCGTCCCGTGGCACCTTCGATGCCGTAGTCCGCAGGGGTGGCGATGCCCTTCTTCGGGTCGCCTGAAGGCCTCACAAGGCTCGTGAGGTGTCCGATGCCCAAGAGTGTGCGCCCTGAGATGGAACGCTTCCCGATGGGGATGCCACGGCCTGCGTTGTCTATCATCATGCCGTTGCCGATGTAGATGCCCGTATGCCTGCCCGAGGGAGAACCCTTGCTACCGAAGTAGAGCACGTCTCCCGGTCGAGCCGTCCGCATGTCGGTGGAGAAGAGGCCACTCCTGCGGAAGTAGTCCATCTGTGAGGCTGTGTCGCCGCCGATCTTCGCGCCGACCTGAGCGGCCACCTTCTGCGTGAAGTCCGAGCAGTCCCACTTGCCGTAGACGTAGCGGTTGACGCCGATGTAGCCCTTCGCGATGTCGATGATGGAGCCGCCTTGAGCGTTCTTCGGCAGACCCGCGACGCCTGTACCCAGAGTAGTCTGAGGTACAGGTTGAGCGTTGGTCGTGTCTTTCGGAAGGCTCGACGGTTGGTCGAGGCCTAGGGGCTTCAGGCCGAGGCTGTCCAGCCCCAACCCATTCGTGATTGTGGGTTCGAGCTGGGCGTTGTCACCGTACAGGTCTGTGTACGTCGCGTCAGCCATGTCTCTACTTCTTCTTGAGGTTGAGCTTCACGGTCTTCCCCTTGTAAGCCTTGACCTTGACTAGAGCCTTCGGCTTCGCCTTCTTGCGGGGCTTCTTCGCGGTGAGGAACTTGGCCTTCTTCACGGTCGTCTTCGGAAGCTGACCCTCGTCCTTAGCCTTACGTGTCGCATCGGAGAGAGCCTGCTGGTCGACGTAGGCCTGCTGGTTGGCGAACGCGGGCGTGTCGTAGGCGATGGTCTTGAGTCCCGTGAAGTACGCCATCCTGTCCTGAGGAGCGCGGGTCTCCTGGCTCAAGAGCTTCGAGACATTGTTAATCCACGGCAGCAGGTCCTTGATGGCGTAGTTCGCGTAGGCGTTACCCGAGAGTATCTCATTGCCGGCCGAGTCCGTCTTGTACGCCATCCCGAAGGTGTCCTTGAACTGCGACCAGACCTCTTCGACGGGAGTGCCTTGGACGGACTTGTCGAACTGCTGCACCGCTCCCAGAACAGGAGTGAGCTGACCGGAATACTGCGCGATGGGGCGGTTGTAGTACCACGACTTGTTGCTGATGATCTCCAGCGGGACTCTCAGCAGAGGCGTCAACTGGGAGATGGCCTCGTTCGGCTTGAACGGCGCCGCAAGGTTCTTCAGGTCGGCCACAGGTGAGTTGGTGTTCCAGATGAGGTTGTTGCCCTGCTTGTCCTTCAGCGGCAGTGAGACCCCGATGAGCCCCTTCATGTAGTCGGGCTGCACGGAGAGGTCGACGGGATTGACTGCCTGTCCCGTCTGCTGGAGGTGGGCGAAGTTGCTTATCTCCCCCGGCTTCTTGAACAGCAGCTCCAGCATGTGCGCCGTGTTATTGGACATCCACTTCCAGAACGGGATGAGCCTCTGCGCGAACTGGCGCTCGAACATCGTCGAGGTCTCAGGCGAGAAGTCGTAGAGGGTGTCGAGGGTTCTGGTACCAGCGGCTCGGGGAGAGAGCCCCTTCTTCAGGCCGTTGATGAAGGTGGCGATTCTGTCGGAGTCCTCGACGTAGGTCGCCACTGTCGCGGCTGTCTTGTCGAAGGCCTGATACGCATTCTTCGCTGTCGTTGCGGCCTCGCGGCCTATCTGCCCCTTGAGGAACTCGCCTTCCTTGCCGCCGTACTGGATGGCGGTGTCCAAGAGCTGCTGTCCGGTGCCTTCCCAGCTCCCGAACTTGAATGTCGTGGAGAGGTTCTTGCCCGCCGCGAGTTCGTGACCCAGCACGTAGCTGCCCGAGTCGAAGGCATCGTTGGCGTGCATGAGCCAAGCGTTCCACATCGCGTTGCGGGAGTTGTAGACGGGGATGTTCCACCTCGTCGCGGACTTCTTCCACAGCGTCTGCGCTTGGTCGAAGGCTTTGAGCATCCCCTTGACGCCCTCGTCGTCGGTGAACGCCTTGTCTATCTGGTCGAAGGCCTTGACCACTTCGTTCGGCACGGCGTAGTGCGACTTGACCCCGTTGCGCTCAAGGGTCACGAGCGTCATGTTCCGCGCCTTGTCCATGCCCCCCACCTGATAGGCGATGGTATCGGAGGTGATCGGCAGCAGCTTGCCCGTCTGCTCGTCGGCCTGCTGGAGTATCTGCGTTCCCAGAGAGGCCATGCCGTTCTGCCTGTCGACTTCAGCCAGCGCGTTGAAGTCGCTCCTGACCTTCTGCACCATGTTGTCGAGGAGGTTGAGGTTCGGCTTGTGCCCCGCAGCGGTGAAGTCCTCTAGCGTCTGGAACTCCCTCTTGGCGGGATTGACGCCTGCGCCCTTGGGAGCGCGGATGTTGGAGGCCTTGCCCGTGAGGGACTCGTAGGGGATAGGCTCCTTGCCCATCTCGACGAGCTTCTGGTTCGCGCCGTCCAAGACGTCCTGCATCGCCGCGCTTATCTCGCTGTCGGCGTTGAGGTTGACGGGACGGGTGACGGGGACCTCGGTGGGGAGCAGTTGCTTGGCGACTCCTGTCTCAGTCACGAGAGCATTGGGCTTCATGTCCTTGATGGTAGTGACGCGAGACGTCACCTCTTCAGGAACTCCTGGCTTGAAGCCGAGAAGCTCGGTCGCCATGATGGGCTCTGTCTTCGCGGCCTCCTGCGGCTTGACGAGACCAGCCGCCTGCAACAGCCCCTCGGGAGCCGCCGCCTGCTCGGTCTGCATCGCGCGCTTCGTGTAGCCGAAGGAGACAGGACCGCCGGCCTTCGCAGCCTCGGGGATGAGGATGTTCTCGTTGACCCCGCCGGCTCGCTTCATCTTCGAGAGCTTGTCGTAGGTGTCGGTGATGACAGGCTGAGCCTTCGTCACGAAGTCGTCCGCGACCTCGGGAGCCACGCCAGCAGAGACCATGTAGTCCCTGATTCTGTCCACGCGCTTCGGCATCGCGTCGGCAAGGAGTTTCGCGATGGACTTCTGGGCATCGTCGATTGTCGCAGTGGCCTCGGCGATCTGCTCCTGCATCCTCGCGGCGGTCGCGGCGGGGACTTCCTTGGCGGTGTCGTTCAAGGCGGTCTGGAGTTTGGAGATGAGCGTCTCGGCGTCTGCGATGTCGGTCTTGTGCGCTCCGTAGGCCAGCCATTCACCCGAGTCGAGGACACGCTCCTGGGCGACGTCGGCCGCTTCCAACACAGCGTCGTCGTAGCCCCCGAGGACTTCAGTGAGCTTGCGCTGCAACTGCCCCGCGAGGCTTCGCTCCACGGCCATCGACTTGACGGTGGCCTTCGTCATCACAGCGTTGATGGGACCTTCCGTGATGGTCTTGTCCAAGAGGTTCGCGCCCGGAACACGAGCGAGCAGTTCCCTGCCGACCTGAGACGCGGAGTCCAATGCCCCCTGACCGCCGAGCTTGATGCCCGCCCAACGCACGCCGCTCTTGGCTTCGGGCAGGACTTCGGCGGCGCCCTTCAGAAGCGCGTGGTAGAGGTCGTACTGGTCTGCGTGAGTCGCGGTGGCGAGCCCCTTCGACGCCCACTCGGGGATGTTGGCGGCCTTGATGACCTCGGCGGCTTGCATGAGGTTCTGCGCCTTGTCGACGTCACCCGCTGCTTGGAGCGCGTTGGCCGCGTCCATCATCTTGTCGGCGTTGTAGAGGAACTCCTTGGCGCCGCCCTCCACGATAGCCGCCTTCGCTGCGTTCTTCGCGATGGCGTCGTAGCCGAGGCCGAGATAGGTGAGCGGATCGGTGGCGATGTCGATAGCCAGTCCCGCCCCCATCTTGCCCCACTTGTTCTTGATGCCGAGACCCTTCTCGGCGATGTTGGCGCCCTCGGTCTTCGTGGTGTCCTCGCCCTTGAGCGACTTCCCCATCTCCGTGAAGGGATTGACGTCCTCTTCAGTCCCGTTGACGACGTTGTAGAGCAGGGAGCGGACGCCTACCGAGGGAGTCTGGATGACACCGAACAGGCGCGCGAGGAATCCCGGCCCCTTCTTGGATGTGGGGTCGGGGAGTCCTGCGGCGTTGAGCTTGGCGAGGCTGACCTGATTCTGCGCCTCCACGTCCGAGCCTTGCGGGGAGGTGGCGAACAGCCCCGTCGTCTTCGTCGGGGTGAAGAGGCCTTCACCTGTCTTCGTGTCGAAGAGCGCCACGGCACGTCCTTATCTGCGCTTGGTGAACCAGTCCCAGAGTGTCGTTGCGCCCGCGCCGATGTCGGCCGCAGGGTTCCCATAGAAGTTGAAGTAGTCCTGCGGCGCCCAGCCAGGAGAAGGTGTTGCGCCGCCCTGTATCGCAGAGAGGTGCTCACCGAACGTCCGAGGAGTGTAGTTCGGCGTGGCGACGGTCGGCGCGGCGGCAGTTCCAGCGCCCGAGAGGTCGCTCAGGACAGGTGTGGCGTGAGGACCGGCAGGCGCGACACCGAGACCCATGACCTGAAGCGCGGCGAGAGCCTGCTCGTGATGCGGGTCGGCGGGGTTGGCGGCGGCTGCCTCAAGGTCGATGCCTGAGGTCTTCAGGACGGTGGCGAGGTCGAGGTTGCTCATCCACGTCGGCTTGGCGGTGATGGTCGCGGCGAGCGTGTCCCACGGGTCGGCGGCGGGAGCCTTGTTCGCGGTGGCGTAGGCCTGCGCGTCCTGCTGGCGGACGAGAGCGGCGGCATCGGACTGCGCCTGCAACTCGGACTGGGCTTGGTTGTTGGCGTTCTGGCGGGAGTACATCTCCATGTTGGTGCCCCATGTGGCGTCGGGCTTCGGATCGCCGACGGGACCGAAGGCTGCGGTGGGCGTGTTGCCCCAGCCCTTCGACATGCCGTAGAGGGTGTTGGCGTAGGTGGTCGGCCACTTGACCGTCTTCTTGTACGCGGCCTGACCGATGGCTCCAGACTGCAACAGGTTGTAGAGGTTCATCGCGTTCGTGATGCCCTGCTGCTTCTGGGTGTCACGACGAGCGACGTCCCACTGCCACTGCTGGTTCGCGTAGTTGCGCGCCTGCTGGTCTACAAGGCCGAGCTGCTTCTGCGTCTCACCAACGGCACCCGTCGAGGAGAGGATGCCCTGGTTGGCGAAGCGGTTGGTCAGGTCGGTCTGAGTCTGCGCCCTGACGGGAGCGTAGGCCGCCTGAGCCTGCTTCGTGTACCACGAGAGGGTGTCCGGGGTTGCCATCGAAATCTCTCCTTACCTGACTCTGGGCGGGATGAAGGTGTACGTCAGTTCGTTGATGGACAACGGTGCCAGCGCGCTCGCGTCTATCCGCAGTCTCAAGTAGCGTCCCCTTGAGGATACAGGGATACGCAAGGGTCGGCCGGCCGTGAGAGCCGTGACCTCTGCGGTGATGGCGGGCGGGTAGGCGTCATCGGTCGTGGGGGTCAGGGTGATGTTCTGCGTGGAGTCTGAATCGAGAGCCGCGTGGACATGCCTGAAATGCACCGTGGATGCGAACCCGCGCTTGTCGGCCTTGATGGGGGGCACGACGTAGTGGGCTGAGATGGCCGCAGGAGTCTCCGTCGAGGAGAACTGGTCGGAGTCCCCGACTTCGAGCTTGACTATCTGCCCCGTCGAAGTCCCCGCGTAGAGCCCCGCCTGAGCGCCCTTGTAGCGCGCCTTCAGAGAGGTGATGTTCGGGATGTCGTAGGGATACCAGACAGGTTGTCCGTTCTCGGTCCTGCGTCTGAGGTCGCAGACGAGGATGTTCGTGTTGGTGGTGGAGCCGTCCAAGGGAACCGAGAGGAAGATGCGCTCCTTGAAGTAGGCCGCCACGCAGAGGTCGTGTCGGGTGATGGTATCGAGTGTGGGCTGGATGTTGACGGAGAGGTTCGCGACCCCGGCGCCGTCTATCGAGCCGATGTTCGGGAGCAGTCCGTAGCTCCTCAACCCGTCCAGCGCGAGGAAGGCGATGCCGTTGGGCATCCCTATCATCGTCTTGCCCGCGCAGCATCCCACTTCGTCGAGGAGCTTGGCCGTCCAGTTGCTCGGAGTGGCGTCGGTGACATCGAGTCCCCAGAGGCGCTTGTGCGACCCCACGAAGATGATGTCGTTCCAGATCGCCATGCCAGCGACCTCGCCGCCGGAGTCCTTCGTGAACCTCAGAGACCCGCCGCCCGTGAAGTTGTTGGGGTCGTCGGTCTCCGTGTAGTTGATGATGCCAATGGTGTTCCACTCGCCCGACGCGAAGAGGCGTCTCTTGTGCTCGACGATGAAGGCCCCCGCGCTCGTGCCCGACCCTGTGACTGCGGAGGTGGTGCCGTTGAACCCCTTGATGGAGTCGTAGTTGGAGCCGTAGTAGAGCTGGTTGTTGAGCTGGGCGAACCCGTATGTTCTGGAAGAAGCGGAGACCGTCGTGTCCTTGTGCCCCGTGGTGATGGCGCGGGAGTAGGTCACGGTGTCGAGGTAGCCGTACGCATGGACGTCCTTGCTCTCCGTGCAGTTATAGAACCTGACTCTCAGGCTGTGTGTGGTGTCAGCCAGAGAGGAGATGGTCGTGGTCTTGTAGCAATCGTTTGTAGCCGAGAGCGTGATGGCTGTCCATGCTCCTGAATCGACGGAGTACGAACCCGTCACAACGGAGCCATGACGGGCGGTGGTGAAGCTGAACGTCGTGGACTGCGGGATGGTGAGCGTCGGGGTGTCGAGGTCTATCCACTTCATCGCGATACCGCCCGAGGAGTTCGGAGCGGCAAGTGCGCTCACACCCCCCGGAATGGTAATGAGCGTCTCTGCTTCAACTGTGGTGGGTGCCATCGTCGACGGGGCGGTGACGGCTATCATCGCGGTTCCAGAGATGCAGCACAGGTACTCGTCGCCGTTGGTGGTGTCGAGCCAGTCGAACGCCCAGATGGTCGCGGAGGTCGGAGCGGCGATTGGAACCACACCAGCTCTGCGCTTCAGGACACCGAGAGGCGTGACCTCGAAGTCCATCATGTCGCCGCTCATGTTGCTCGGCAGCATGGTGTCGTCCTGAGCTGTGTTCCAGCCCCCCGAGAACTCCTTGATGGTCAGGGTGTTCACCAGACCGCCCCAGCCTCGTTGCAGCCGATGTCCTCGATGGTCGTCTTGCTCCAGATGCGCTCCCGAAGCATGTTCTCGTAGTAGGTGCGGAAGTAGGTGGCTGCGGTGAAGTCGCCGATCTGCTCGTTGCAGTTCGCCTTCACGAAGGCTTTGATGGCGCCCTCGTCAGCGGTATCGAACAGGGTCGTGTCGGAACCGGAAACGATGGGGTCGGGGTCGTAGGTGCGAAGGAGGGTGAGAGTGGCCGCGACGTCGGGGATGGGGAAGATGTGCAGCGCGTCGTCGTGCATCGCGTAGGCATAGGGCGTCCCCGTATCCGTCAGGGTAGCGATGTCTGCATACTTGACCCGTGAGAGCGCATACTCCTTGTACCAGACCGAGGTGATGTCGGTCGTGTAGTCGGGCAGCGTGTAGGTCTCCTGGTTCGCGACGGTGGAGCGGTACTCCTCGGCCGAGAGGATGTTGGTGCGACGGCACCAATCCTGCTGTCCTTGGTTGAACCACGAGAGGAGCTGGGCGTCGGTGAAGACGGAGGCTGCCGCCTCCTCTATCTCAGCCCGAATCTCACCCTTGAGCGTCGTCCACGTCGACATGACTCTCCTTCCGGGCGACTGCTATCGTCACCGAGGGATAGCGGGTGTCCATCTGCTTGAGCCATCCCTCGATGTCGGGCGGCTGTGAGACTCCGTACTTGGTGTAGCGGGAGAAGTCCTGCCACTCCTGCTTGAAGAGTCTGCCCTCGGTGCCGATCTGCACGCCCGAGAACCCGCCCATCTCCAGCAACACCGTGAGCCCTCTGAGCTTGATGTTGAAGAGCGTGGCCTCGTCCTCTTCGGAGGTGTTGGGAACCGTGACGATGATGTAGCCTCCGGGCTTCAAGACCCGAGCCATCTGCTTCATCGCCACCTGCGGCCATGCACACAGATGCAGGACCTCCGTGCAGATGACGCAATCGAACTCCTCGTCGGGGAACGGGAGTTCGTGGATGTCACCCTCGACGTCACCTACAGGTCGAACGTCCAGCCCGACCCAGTCGCAGCCGGGGAAGAGTCGCTTGTAGGGCTTGGAGCCGCAGCCGGCGTCCAGCACGCGACCCCCGACGAAATCGCAGGTGGTGAGGAACGCCGCAGTCGGCATCGAGAGGGTAGTTTGCGGATCGGCCACGCTACTCCTCCATCAGTCTGTCGAACGTTTCCTTCCACGTCTCGGTGCTATTGTACTTCGCGTACCATTCTGCCGCGAGTTTGTTGGGTTCCTTGCGCGAGATGACGTCCCTCACGGCCGCGAGAACACCCGACGGGTCTCGCTTGGAGACGATGTCTGCATAGGGCAGGTCTGTGGTGGTAATGGCAGCTCTCCCCGCCTCCATCCACTCGCGCGCGGTGTTGGCACTCCCGTCGTGGTCCATGATGCGGATGAGGCCGTTCGTGCGCTCGATGACGGGAGTCACGTCGGGATGCTGCCCCAGGACGAACGTCTCTATCTCCAAGTCGGGGAAGGCGTCGGAGATGAAGCGCACCCAGTCGGCGCCGTACTTGTTCGGGTTCGTCCCGTAGTAGGCCGCCAGTCTCGGCTTCTCGGGGAACGGCGTGACGGGAGCGTGTACCGACGTCGCCATCGGCATGACCTCCGCATGGACTCCGGCCGAGAGGAGTTCTCTTTGGAGGCCTTCCGACTCGCAGGAGTGTGTCGCTTCGGGGAGATTGTCAGCACATCCGAACCCGACGAGAGCTTCCACGTCCGACCCGCACCAGTGGATGTGCCGCCTCTTGGCGTGCTTCGTCATCTCCAGGGTGGTCTGATAGAGCGGCGGGTCGTACATCCCCACGATGAAGACGACGTCACACGTTCCGGTGAACGCCTCCTTGACGTAGGGCCAGCCCGTCAGCTTCGAGGCTCTGTGGCCGAACGTCGAGAGCGCGGACAGCGAGAAGATGTAGCCGATCATAGCTTCCCCTTCAGGTACTCAGCGAGGTCGGAGTGGAACTCGTCGCGTATGGACATCTTCGACTCGAAGCCCGTGTCTGACGGCTTCATCGCCCACTGCGAGTCATGCAGACGATAGCAGTAGAGCGGCAACGGCACACGCGAGATGACGGGATTGTGGCTCGCCCACTCAAGGGACGTGAGGCAGTCGCTCCCGAAATCGGTGTGCGGGAATCGGTGCCACCTCTCATCATGCTTCCTGATGAAGTCGACTGAGATGAGCGACTTGACTTGGAGGGGACTCGTGAGTCTCCGCTCCGTCCATTCGAGGCACTCCTTGTACTCCGTCGGCCATCCCGAGTAGTCCCAATACTCGATGACCGCCTCGTCGGGGTTGACGCAGAAGAGGTCGGAGATGTACCAGTCCGCAGGATGGGTCTCGGCCCACTCCTCATACGCGATGAAGGTGTGCGGCATGAGGAAGTCATCCGAGTCGAGAGGCATGAACCAGCCCGACTCCAAGAGTTCCATCTGGCGGTTGATGGTGGCGATCTGCCCGAGGTTCTCGCCGTTCCTCACGAGCGTCACGGGAAGGTCGGCGATGGTCTCCAGACTTGAGTCAGTCGACCCATCATCCACCACGATGACCTCTGCCCCGGCTTCGAGGGCTGACGTGACTGCTCTGCGGAGATACCGCTCACGATTGTAGTTGCTGATGCCGACGGTGACGTTCACGAGACCCTGCACTTCGGGTCGGTGCGGTAGTCCCACTCCTTGACGACCTGCCGCCAGTCGCCATACGTCTCGGCGAGATAGCGTTCGGAGTCGTGAGGGATGAACGCGGGGAACCCGAGCGCGTCACAGGGAACGGGGTTGAACCGCGTGACCTCGTAGCGCATCATCTTACCCTCGTCCCAGCAGGCGTGCCACAACACGTCTCCGTCGAGGTAGTCCCAGAAGACGTCCGTCCACACGCCGTCGCGCTCGAAGCGCATCTCGAACCCGTGTTCGGGTACGCCGAAGGTCTGCGTCATCGCGAACCCGAGCTTGCAGAGGGCGTGCTTGATGGCGTGGTGGTCGGCCGGGGCGATGACGGCGATGTCGGTGTCATGGTCGTGGTCGAGGAGATGGCCTTCCCTGACGACGCCGAGGAGCGTCCCCGCCGCAAGCACCCACGTCACCTTGAGCGAGGTGAGGACGTGGGCGATTTCCGCGAGGTTGCGTACCGCCACGGCCGCGTTCATGTTGTATTCCGTATCGGCATACTATTCGTGGTCTCATCCAACCCGCGAGGTAGTCTCATCTCCACAAGGTCGCCATAGCTGATGTGGCGAAACCGCTGGGCGAACATCGAAACGACGTACTCTCTGGTCATCTCGATGTGTTCCACGTAGGCCTCTTCTGTCCAAAGGGCGTAGCAGGAGAACACGGGCTTCTTCAACCCCGCCTTTCCGTAGTTCCACGCTACACATGGAATGCGGTCATAGACCTGAGTGAACCCGACGACTCCTCGATAGGGCGCAGAGCGTTCGGTCAATCTGGCTCGGATGACACGTTCTCGACGCTTGAGTTTATTCACGGCATCCTCGTGTGGTCTGTCGCTGTGAGCGAGACGAAGTCCCACTTCTCCATGAACGCCTTGTCGTACTGATCCAGCCTTCCGAGCCTGAAGTCGGAGTACCGCGCCGAGGACGTGTCTTGGAGGTGGTCGACGGTCATGTTCGTCTCGTAGAAGACGGTCTTGTTGGCGAAGTAGAGTTGCATGTAGAAGTCGAGGTGCTCGGCGGAAATCTTGAAGTCCTCGTCCCACAACACCTCGTCGAAGACCGACGCGCGAGCGAGGAAGAAGTTGTTGGCGGCGTGGACGATGCCCCTTTCGTGCTGGGGTCTGACCACCATCTCCCTCGGTGCGGGGAAGTCGAACAGCCACTCCCAGTAGTAGGGAGGGTTGTGCCTTCCGTGCATGTAGGGAACCCCAGTGACGAGGTCGTACTTGTGCAGCATCCAGGCCGCGTCGTGGATACCGTTCTCGGGCGCGATGACATGGTCGTCATCAAGCAGGAGGATGGTGTCGTCCAGACGGGAGGCGAACTTCACGCCGAAGTTGCGGCCGGCGGACAGCCCCACATCAAACGGGGTGCGGATGAGGTAGTCGCTGCCGAAGTCCTCACCGTCGCAGGAGTCGTCCACCACCACCACGGGGATGTCGAGTTCCCCGTGGACGGAATCCACACAGCGGCGGCACGAGTCCTCCCTGCGGAACGTCTTGATGACGGCGATCATCTACATCCCCACATCCCTGAGCGCGGACTGCCAGCTTCCCTGCGAACTCCAGCCGCAACAGCCGTTGCAGACCTCGAACTCGCTTCCCCGCGTGATGGAGTCGGCGAGTTCCTTCCACCGTCTGACCACAGGCTCGAAGCCCTCTTCGACGATGTTGCCTATCTTGATAGTCCCGTCCCAGTCCTGGCAACACATGTGCATGTTGCCAGCGTAGTCCACGGGTATCTCGATGAAGGGGCGCCAGCACTCGGTCTTGTCCCGAAGGCGCGTCTCGTAGTTGTGTGTCCTGTCGTCGTGCTCGCCTTGGAAGTCGAGACCGTAGGCGCTCTTCTCGACCCACGCGAAACCGGGAGGCACAGGCTGGGTGCCGTTCGTCCACAGCATGTACCGAGCCTCGGGAGCGAGTTCCATGACGGCCTTGATGCGCTCGGGAGACAAGGTCGGCTCGTTGTAGTAGTGGAAGCCGACGAAGCCTTGGAAGCCGAGGTTCAAGGCGACGATGATGGAGTCGGCGATGACCTCCACCGGCATGAGCGCGCCGAGGGGCTTGCGTCTGTGCGAGGGGCACCAGTCGTGGATGCCCGAGAGGTTGCACGTCGGGCCTATCTCCAAGGACAGGTGCCTGATGTTCTCTAGCATTTCCATCCCTTCACCATCGCGTCCGACTCGACGTACTCACGGTGCGGCGAGATGTGGATGCGCTCGACGGTCAGCCCGTGCGCGAGGAGGTATTTGAGGAGGAGACGCGCCGACCAGCAGGAGAGATGACTGCCGTTGGTGTCCTCACCCTTCCAGTAGGCCGAGAGCCTCTCCCTCGTCCCGTTGCCGTGGCCGTGCGTCAGGCCGCCGTACTCAAGAGGCGTCATCCGCCCCTCGGCGACCATGTGCGCCGACTGGACGCAGTCAGGCACGACGATGGTGATGCAGCCCTCGGGCTTGAGAACACGAATCCACTCATCCAAGACCGCGTCGACCTCGGTCCAGTCGAAGTGTTCGAGGATGTGGGAGGCGAATATCTCCTCGATGCTCCCGTCCTCATACGGAAGGTGGGTGATGTCGGCAACGCAGTCCCCGTAGTTCGGATCGGCGTCTATGTTGACGAAGCCCTCCAAGGGACGGGGACCACAGCCGAGGTTCAGTCGCATGGATGCCAGCACCCCATTCCGCACGGCGTACACGCGCCGCTCTTGACGATTGCCCGTACCTCCGAGAAGCGCATCTCCGAGAGGTCTTGTGTCTTGATGTTGCCGAGGCACAGTTCGGGATGCTCCTCGGTCATGTCGCACGGCCACACCGTACCATCGGGCTTGAGAGTGAGGTAGTGGGTGCCGCCGATGCAGTCGTAGATGGTCTTGTTCGTCGGCTCGCCCTCAGTCCCTCCGAAGCGCGCACCGTAGCGGAGAGGGACTTGGTGGCAGAACTTCCCGAGCCGCTTGGCCTCCTCAGTCCCCTCGTCACACGTCGACTGGTAGTAGTAGCGGATGCCCCTGCTCTCAAGGAATGCCGCCACTTCCATGACGCGCTTGTAGTTGCCGGCCGTCCCGCGCTTCCGGTCGTGCTGCTCCTCGTCGCCTTCGAGGGACAGTGTCGCGTCGAGAGCCAGCCCCATGTCCTGAATCGCGGCGAGGCAGCGTTCGGTGGACTCGGAGATGCAGTTCGTGTTGCCGTGCCACACAGCGTCAGGCCATGCGTCTTTGACGATGGCGGCGATGGCCAACACGTCGGGATGGATGTAGGGCTCTCCCCCCGTGACGTAGACCTCCTTGACGTCGGGCGCCTGACGGATGAACTTCTCGATGTAGGGAAGCTCAAGGGAGACGGGGTCTTCGATCGCCCAGATGCGGCACGTCTCACAGCGGGAGTTGCACAGGCGGTGGAAGTCGATGTTCAAATACGTTGGACTCACTCATCCCATCCGATGAACTTCCACGGGCACTTGCGGTTCTTGCGCCTGAAGACGGCCGTGATGATGCCCCTGTCCTCCATGTACGCGGGGAGCTTGAGGTCGAGCCACGGCAGACCGCGATAGTCGTTGTTGGCTATCTGCGCCAGCTTCCGCCGAACCTCGATGATGGGGGCGCTCATGTCAGGCTCGGATCGCAGACGTGCGCCCAGACAGTACGCCTGACAATACGGCTCACAGTTCCTTGTCGCACTCCGTATTCGCGCGCGAGAGCAACCTGAGTCTCTCCTTGAGCGTACCGTCTGCGGATGTCCAAGATAGTCTCAGCGGAGAACTTGGTATTGGGGCTTCTCTCTCCCTTGACGTTTCTTCCTTTCGACACCATGTCGGCCATGTTGTCCGAGTGAGTCCCAAGGAAGAGATGATGGGGGTTGCAACACGCGCGGTTATCGCAGTGGTGAAGCACATGGAGGCCGTTCGGAATTGGGCCGTGAGTCAGAACCCACGAGATACGATGAGCGTAGACACTCCCACCGTCTGCCCAGAACTGTCCGTATCCTGTCGAGAAGCGGCCGGCCGTCCACTCCCAACACTCTTCTTCGGAGTCGCGCCGATCAACTCGACTCCAGAAGCGGGTTTCATATCTCGGGGAGATGGTAGACTTCATGGTGTCACACCGTCCGTTCGGTTGTGGCCACGGCCTCGGCAGCTCGTCACTGCGCGGGGCCACTCTATACGAGTTCATTGTACAACTCCATGAGGGGGCTAATGTTGTACCGCATGGTCAGGGTGTAGTTGTTGGCCTTGATGCGCTTGCGGTACGGCTTGAGGTCGAGAGTGAGTGTGCGTTTCACGTCGCGCAGAGACTCGGCCATGATTCCGAATCCACGCTCGGCATACGGCTCACAGAGCGGGTTGTTGAGCGCGACGAAGGGGATTCCGGCTACCAGCACCTCGAACAGCTTATTCGGCACCGAATGGCTCCATGCAGGAATCGGGAACGTGGTGCCCGTGAATCCGATGTCATGGCGGGCGAGATGTTGGGTCAGGAGTTCGTAGTCCAGCACCATCCTATGCACGGTGCCGTATTCGATACCAGGACCTCCAGGGTATACATGCCACGCCGAACCAACGGCATCTGCGACGGGGGACAGGTCTCGCCATGCTCCACTCATCCCTCTCGGGTCGAGGCCGCCTGCATAGACCATGCCGCCGATGTGGGGCATGAGGGGACGTCTGACGATGGTAGAGGCCGAAGCCCAGTTCGCGAGGATGCAGAACGGCTTGCCCTTGACGGCGAACCCGCACTCGATGGCGTAGTCCCTCTGCTCCTTGGAGACGAACACGAAGGCGTCGGCCGCTTCGTAGGCCTCGGCTTCCTCTAGGCGGTTGGCGTCCTCCGCGTGGAAGGGGCGCGCGGAGGCGATGTCGTGGACGTCCATGATGATTGGACGGGGGTCGCGCTCGCGGATGGCCGTCACAGGCCAGTTCGGTTCGTTGTGGACGTGGATGAGTTCGCCTTTGGTACGCAGCACCTCATTGACGAGTTCGCGCCTTGTAGCGCCTCTCAGTGCCCTCACAGACGAATATGCGTAGGCGAACTGTGGTGGGACGCCGCGCGAGACACAGGAATGCTCCCAGCCCTCCATCGCTTCGGTGATCTTCCCGGCTCTCACGCAGGGGTATGACCCTGACACGGCGATGGCTTTCCTCAACTTCTTCCCCTCTCGACACCATAGGTATAGCAGAGGGGACGGACCGTTTCCAGTCCGCCCCCCCATTTCGTGCGGTGATGGCCTAGCTCGGAGCGGAGGCCGTCATCTTGAGGCGCACGCCGTAGGTCGAGACGAGACCCTTGGCACCCGCGCGGAGCGTCGAGGTGAACTCGTCGCCACGGGCGGAGGCGTCGCGCTGCGGCTCGATGCGGTAGCTACGAGGCGTCCACAGCGCCATCGCATCGCTGACGAACATGTAGCCCGCAGCGGTGGACGAGGCAGTGATGTAGGCGAGACCCTCGTGGTACACGTCGATGTCGCCGAACAGCGTGTCGATGTAGAACTTGCTCTGGACCTCGGCGCCCTTGCTGCCCATGACGGAAGCGTAGGTCTGCGAGTAGGTGCCCTGAGCGGTGTAGTACCAGCCGTACGTCGGGACGACGGCGCGCTTGCGACCCGGAACGGTCAGGGCGGCGGCGTCGAGCTTGGACTTGGCGGCGGCGAACTTCGCGAACGTGAAGCCCGTGGTCGAACCGGTGCCCGTGATGGTGCCGGTCGTGAAGGTCGAGGAGAGGGCTGCGAGGCAGTGCTTCTCCAGCTTCACGGCAACAGAGAGAGCCTGCTGGCGTGCCAGCTCGCCCTCGATGTCCATCTTGGCCGACTCACGGGTGACATCGGTCAGGAACGAGGTGACGCCGAACTCCGACGCCACGATGATGACGGAGGCGTTCACGAGCTGCGTGTAGTTCACGAAGTCGTTGGCCTCGGTCAGGGTCGAAGCGGCGGCGGCGAAGGTGGACGGGTTGAAGTACGGCCAGATGACGGCCGAACCCTTCTCACCCTGTCCGACCGTCTTGAAGAGCTTGGGGAGCAGCCCTTCGTCGTAGATCATCTTGTACGCCTGGGCCTCGATGCGGTCGAGGACGCCCTGTGTAAAGTGATCGGAGTAGCCGTCAGAACCGATACCTGAGTGCGTGATGGTTGCCACAGTCGTTCACTCCCTTCGGAGCAGTCGTGGCACCCTAGTCGGGATACATCTCGGGGTACTTCTCCTTGTAGTACGCAAGCCGCTCATCGGGGTTCATGTCGTGGACGTTCTCCGTGGAAGTGGGAGCGGATGCCCCCTTCTTCTCGCGCACGCCCTCGATACGGACTCCGCCTTCCTGCTCCGCGATGAGTTCCTCACGGATGCGCTCGCGCTCCTTGGTAGCGTCGAACGTGGTGGCTGCATGGATGCGGTACGCGGCCTTGATGGCATCGTCCACACCCTCCAGCCCCGGCTTCGTCACGAGGTTGTACTGGGAGATCGTCTCACGAAGCGTGTCCGGGTCGACGCCCTTCTCGGCGGCGAACGCCTTGAGCTTGTCGTCGGCGAGCGAGGCCATAGCCATGCTCGCCTGCTGGAGCACAGGCGCGTACTCGGACTCGATGAGAGCCTTGACTGCTGCTTGCGCGTCGGGGTCGAGTTCGGGAGCGGGAGCCTTCGGGGTGGAGACCTCACGCTCGCGGCGTGCGACCTCGTCGAAACCCTTCTGGAGTTCCTTCTCGCGCTTCGCTACCTCGGCTTTCGCCTCGGCCCTGGCCTCCTCGCGGATGCGTTCCCGCTCGGCTTCCAGATCGACCTCCGTCTCAAGGACTTCCGTCTCTTCGACTTCGGGTGCCTCTATGGAGCTGTCAATGTCCGTCATGGTGCTCTCCTCTCGCTCGTGCCCCGAAGCTGGGCTCTGGTGCGCGGACGAACCGCCTGATTCGGCGTGTGACCGCTGTCGAGCTGTCTCCGAGAGTGGGCGTGATGTGGGGATGGACAGTCCCCGTTTGTCAGACGTGCAACGGTGTCATGTCGTAGTCCCGTCGCTCGGCATCGTGGACGTGCAGCCTTGCGAACATGAACCCGCTCGGGCACCGATAACACCACGAGTGGCGCCTGTCCCCGCCCGCGTCCCTGTTCGCGCATTGCGGAAGGGCTATCGGGCGGTACAGGTCAGCATCATTGTACACGGGAGCGACCACCGCTGAGAAATGGTCGCAATACCGGAAGGGGACATCCTGCTCCACCCTGAGTAGGGCGTACTCTCGTCCTTGGGGGCAATCGGGTACGACCATCGGAGGAGGAGTGTCGGAGAACGGCACCTACATCACCCCTGTATCGGTGGGCTGCGGGTTCATCTGCGCCATCATCTCGGCGACGAGTTGGTCGGGAGTCACTCCCTGCTCGCCGGCCATCTGCTCGATGGCGTTCATGAACTCCTCGGGACTCATGTCCGCCCCGCCGTTGGGCATCTGCGCCGTCATCTCCTGAGGTGCGGGCTGCATGGCTTCAGGCGGAAGCGTTGCTCCTGAGGGCGGCATGGTCGCCTCCGCCGGAGGTATGGGGTTGGAAGCTCTCTGGGCGAGGATGGCGTCGGCCTGCGGGATGTCGACGAGGTGGAACTTCATCGCCTCTTCGGGAGTGATGAGCTGGAGCTGGAGCCACATCGCGAGCTGGTTGTTCTTGTCCTGCTGCAGCGTCGGGAGCATGGACGTGTCCTCGATGACGAGGTCATAGGCCAGTCTCTCCGACTTGAACTTGGACTTCAGTACCTTCGGGTCGAACTCCTTGAACTGGATGTCGGGGACGCTTGCCCCTGTCTCGGACTCGGAGTCGGGTACCTCGTCCTTGCCCGAGATCGCCAGCAGCCACTTGAAGTCAGGCCACTGCGCCCAGTTCGACAAGACCTGCCGCATGACCCTTCTCACTGCCCACGTCAGCCACCTCGACGCCATCCTCACGCGCGTCCTGTCCGACTGCGTCATCGCCTGGACCGCCTGAGCGGTGGTGTGCGACGGGAGCGTGCCTCCCTGCGAGATGTCGTGGAGTCCCATGACGTCCTGCTGGTCGGCATCGAGAAGGTCGATGTAGTTGAAGACGTGCCTCGCGGGAGCTGGAGGCGCGATGAGGCGAAGGGCGTTGGGGTCTCTGCACGGGACGAAAGACAGTGGCGCGTTGGTGAGCTTCGTGTAGTCGACGCCTGAGTTGACGCCGACGAAGAGCCAACCGCCACCAGCCTTGACGGTCTGGTCGAAGATGAACTGGCTCATGCGGTTGCGCATGACCTGACCCGAGATGAGGTTCTGCGCGTCACCCATGCCGTAGAACTGGTTCGGGATGGGATAGCAGTGGACGGGGGTGAAGGGAATCTCGTTGTGGTCGTACGGGTTCTTCTTGTCCTCAAGGACGATGCCGCCCGCGATTATCTGGCGCTTGCCGCCGGGGTAGGCCTTCTTGGACTTCTTGACGACCTTGCCCGGAATGGTCTCTTCGTCGTCCCACTTGACCCGCGAGTCGTCCTTGTACCAGAACTCGTACACCGCACACGTCTCGGCGGGGTTACGGTTGTCCTCGTAGCGGTCCTTCTCGACCCTGTCTGTGGACATGCCGCTCTTCCACTTATGGTCGAAGTCGTCCCACGTACCCTCGACGGGCTTGGGGTAGGAGTTCTTCAGGTCTGCTACCGAGGCCTTGTACTCGTAGATGAGCCAGAGCGGGTCGTAGTTGTCCACCGTGCAGTCGGGGTCTACCCAGACATGCTCTGCGGTGACCGCTTTGACGCCCGTGTGGGGATGGTCGTCATCGCGATACGTCCTGAGCCAGCCGATGCAGAAGGTTCTTGAGGACTTCACGGCGAGGGCTATCTTGGTCTGCATCGCCTCGATGTCGTCCCACCAGTGCTTCACGGCCGCCTTGATTACTTCGGCTTCCGCCTCGTCGGACTCCTCGCGGGGCATGACCGTCATCATCGGGTCGTTGTCGGTGAGCATGGTGGTGTAGGACTCGATGGCGATCTGGATCATGTTCTTGACCGGAGTGGATGCCCACGACGCCTTGCGACGGAGGAAGTCCCACTGATACCCCCTCGCCATGCGCGCGAAGTAGTACCACGGGTTCTCGATGTCTTGCCCTGTGAAGGGGTCGGGGATGGTCGTCTCCTTGGTGCGGAAACGCTTGGATTCGAGGTGACAGCGGGAGAACCTCTGTACCTTCGGCCGCACGGTGTCTGACATGCTACTCATTCCTCCCACGGCTGGAGCACGCGAATCTCGGCGGTCACACAGACCGAATCCATGTCAATGATACCTTCTACGGCAAGCGCAGTCGCTATGACGAGGTCGTCGTGCATCCCCTTCGGCGCTCCCGTCTTGATGCCGTCGTCCTTTATCTCGTAGTGGCCGAGTTCATTCACGGTCTCGGAATCCACGAGTTCGATGCGACTGAGGTTTATCCATTCAGCCAGGTTGCCGATGAGGCGAGGCTTGGTCGCGGGGTCTGCCCAGAAGCCGATGTTGTCCATCGGTTCTGCTTTCGAGAAGCGGTCTATCTTGGCCTTTCTGAGGTACAGGTTCCAGTAGTCGTCCTTCAGGTGCTCGATGAGCAGGTGCCCCATGTTCGCCTCGGGGACGATGTAGCCGTCGTTGTAGTATTCGCCCGACTTCTTGCACTCCTCCGCGAGGACCTGTCCTTCGCACTTGCCTTGGAAGACGGCCACCTGCTTGATGTGCTGGTCTCCCAAGTCCCTGAACCACTCGATGACCGAGTAGTCGCCGGCCTGACCTCCCGCCGCAGGGTCGACTCCTGCGACGTACTTCGCTCCCGCCTTCGGGAGTTCGTAGATGCGCCACCTTCCCTTGCTGTGAGGCTGGATGTCGACCTTGCTGTCTGCCGTCCTCTCGATGTAGCCCCTGATGGGCGTGTAGCCTATCGTCCCTGCGGTCTTCTCGGCGGCGATTCTCTCACGGATGCGGTTGATCGCCGAGAGCGAGAACCGCGAAGAGGCCGAGATGTAGAAGGCCTCTTCCTCCGTTGTCGGATAGACCGCACGGAACGCGAACTCGTCAGCTTCCGCGTTCTCGGGCTGGCTGAAGAACTTGCGCCGCATGTCCTCATACCACGGCGCCATGAGACGGTTGTTGGCCGCGTGCCCCATCAGCTCTTCGCGCGAGAGGGTGGGGAAGTGCCAGTTCCCCAGAGCGTCGTAGGGCTCGGCCTTCAACACCGTCCCGTCATCGAGCGTGATGGTGGCGTTCCTCAACCTTTGCGGAGCGTCCCCCCACCAGAAGAAGTAGGGTTTGAAGCCGTTGTTGCCCTGCTTGGCCTGCTGGTAGAACCAGAAGAAGTCGTCCTCCGCGTTGCCGTTGGCGATGACGGCTCCGGTACCACCCGAACCATCCAAGGTGGCCTGCATCTGCTGGAGCTTGCGCTTGAGGTCGGTGTGCAGGGTGGCTTCGTCGAGGTTGATGTTGTTCGAGGCGCCCTGGATGGACTTGACCGTCGAAGTCGCGATCTTCATCTCGCTCAGTCCGAAGGAGATGCGCGTGACCGAGTCGGCCTTGTCCTTGCGGGAGGTGAAGGAGCGTTCGTTGTTGTTGCGGTTCTGCGCTCGCTCAATCATCCACTTCGGCAGCCTGTCCTTGGTGGCTTGGACACGCTTGATGATGTCCTTGGCCTTCTCCTCACTCGAAGAGATGTTGTCCCAGATGGTCGCGTCGTGGAAGAGCGCGTCCCAGAGCGTGAAGTGCGAGACCGTCGTGGTGATGCCGAGCTGACGTGCCTTGACACCGACGACGGACTGGCGGGCCTCAAGGTCCTCCAAAACCCATATCTGGATAGGCCACAGCGTCCACTTCTTCACGACGCCTTCGTGGATGATGTGACCGTAGCGCGTGAGGAAGTAGACCACCGAAGAGGCGCAACGGCGCCACTCCAGCTCCTCATACGCTCGCTTCTGCTCGGGGGTGCCCTTGCCAGCCTCTATCTCCCGCTCGGTGAGGATGAGGATGAGTTCCCTGCGGCTCATCGAACCGGGGGTGCTCAGGAGGTGGCGCAGTATGTCCGTCCTAGTCACGGATGCGCTCGTCCTCGGGCATCGGCTCGAAGTCCTCTACCCCGATGGGGTCTTTCAATGGGCGCTCGATGAGATTGCCCTGGATGACCTCTCCGCGCTCGAAGGCGTTTCTGTCTCTCAGCATCCAGCCGATGTAGAGCCCTGTGGCGAACGCGGCACAGACTACGATGCCGACGACGACCCCTGCGAAGATGACAAGCATCCTACCTCCCCTGTGATGGTGGCGTTGAACGACCTCTCGGCGTCGGTCATCTCTCCCAAGACCAGACGCTCAAGTTCCTCGTTGGGCATGGAGTCGAAGTCCGTGATCTGCTTGATGGGCTGCGCGTCGGCCGTCATCTCGTGGATGGTCTTGAGGATGTGGCGCTTGTTCGTGTCGGTCGTCTTCTTGTCGGAGTAGAGGCGCACCATCTCCTCAAGCGACCACTGCCGAGACCTCAGAGCGAAGAAGTCGTTGGTCTTGGTGGCCTCCTCCATCTGCGCCTCGAACGCGCTGCGGAACTCGGGGTATGCAGGACCGTCGTCGACCCATTCCGTCTTGCCGCAGTTGACGCAGTTCAAGCCGTTGGGAATCTTCTTGGCGCGCCTCTTGAAGCCGCACTTCGGGCAGTGGTAGGCGTTCATCCCGTAGTTGTGGATGGAGTGCTCGGAGATGCCGACCATCTTGGCGAACTCGGAATGCGAGAGGCGGTTGTCAGGCGGGGAGAGTTCGTAGGCGACCATATGGTTGACGACCGACCACTGGAGCGGGGTCAGCATCTACTTGCCCTTCTTCGCGGCGCGCTTCTTCCCCTTGGCCGCCATCTGCTGGAACTCAGCCTTCCCGTACTTCTTGCGGCCGGCCGATGCTGCGATGGCTTTGGCCTGCTTCTCGGAGACCTTGCCGCTCTTCTCGATGGCGTCGACCATCTTGGCGAACTTGCCGCCGCCGCCCTTCTTCAGAGACTTGCCCTTGTACGTCTTCGGGTCGCCTTTCGGCTTGCAGTTAGCCACGGGAACTCCAATCGGCATGTGTGGGGGTCTTTCGCGTCCATTGTGACACCGCGCCTCCGACCACGCACGTCATCCTCACATACGGGAGGTACGTGCCCGTCGCATAGTACGAGGAGAAGTCGGGGCCTGTGGGGTCGCTTCCGGTCATGTCGTGGTCGCCGCGCATCCCGACGAGCATGGTGCTTCCCGACGGGTCGTAGTCGAACGCGCGGACGGTGTAGGCGTACCCCGGCTGGGCGGGGACGTCGTGGATGCTCTCGAACGTTGAGGCGTAGGAGTCGGCCGACACGATGCCGAGGTGCGTGACCTCGCCGAGACCGTTGGAGAATATCCAATGCACCCCGATGAGACAGGCGATGGGGGTACTTGAGACACCGGAGAGGTCGAACTCCATCACCGCTCGCTGGATGTTGTACTTGTTTCCGGCGTAGTTGCTGGAGTACCTGAGTGTCGAGAAGGGCTGAAGTGCATCGGTCAGCGTGTAGTCGGGGATCGTCTTGGCTACCGCCTCGGCCCACGTGTCGGACGCGGTCGCGTATGTCGTGACCGACGTGGGGTTGAGCGTGACGATCTCCACGTCCTTGTCGAGAATGCACATTTCGCTCTTGTACGCTTCGAGTCCCGCAGCCGTCTCCTCGATGTCCCAATGAGCGGTGTGGCCGTTGAACCAACAGACGGCTTCCGTGTCACTCATCGTCGTCCGCAAGGACTGGAACATGCCCCTGACCCACAGGTCGGTGTCGGCGTAGCGCGTAGATGTCTCGCAGATGATGAACGGCTTTCCGAAGGAGACCGCAAGCGTGTAGGCGCCGTGCCATCCGATGAAGGTGTCCTCGAAGGTCGTCCAGGTCGTGATGTCCTCGTCGTTGTATCCATCGAGACCCACGTAGTCGACACACGCGCCGGGGTAGAACTGCGCGAAGTTCGCGTTCCACGTCCCGTCGGAGTTCCGCCCCTGGGTGTTTGGGCACCACACCATCTTGACGTTGTCGGGCATGAGTGACGCTACACGCTGGAAGGCGGCGATGTAGAGGGCCGGGGTGTTTGTCGCGGCCAGAGGGTCGTCGTTGTCGTAGGGCACGCCCCACGGATACCAGTTGCCGTTCATCTCGTGGCAGAAGCGCAGCCACACCGTCCCGCCGACCGCTCCGAGGTTCGAGGCGACCTCGATTATCCGAGTGTCCAGACTCCCCGACGCGATGGCTGACAATGTCACGCCGTCAGAGCCCCACGTCAGCATCGGGATGGTGCCCCTGGGTCCGAGGGCCGTGAACAGGCCGAGGTCGAAGTCCTCGCTCCATGCGTGGAAGACGTTGTAGATGTCCATCTTCCGTCCTACGAGCGCCTCATACTCCACAAGCGCGGCGAGGTCCTGACCGGTGTTGTAGACGCCCATCTTGATGAAGCCCTCGGGCTGGTTCTCCACACGCTGCCACTCGGGGGGGTCGTTGCCGACGTCCCACCACTGGCTCACCACGCCCACGCACCCGCAGTTCGCGGAACCGGATTGAGTGGTTGGCGTGGCGCCTTCGCACCCGCAGTTCGCGGAACCCGATTGTGTCGTCACGCTCGCGAGTCCCACGGCTCCACAGTTGACGGAACCGCCGACCGTGCTCCCCGAGGCGGAATAGCCGCGAGCGCCGCAGTACACGCTCCCGCCGACCGTCGCGATGCCGACACACCCCACGTTCGCACTCGCCACGGCTGCCACGGTCGTCCCGATGGCTCCGCAGTCGACCGAACCAGAACCGCTCTCGGCGCCCACGCACCCCGCGTCGACCGAGGAGGAGACGGTGGCCTCTCCCACAGCGCCGCAGAGGACGAAGTCGCCGCTCTCGGATGCCGCACCAACACAGCCGCAATCCGCTGAGTCGTCCTGCGTGACGCAGCCGTAGGAGCCGCTGTTGGCGGAGCCTGTCACGACCTCCGCACCATACGCTCCCGCGTTGACCGAGCCGCCCGTTGTGCTCTGGAGCAGTTCTGCGGTGATGGACTTGAGCTTCGTGCTCGCGTTATAGGGCATGGTGATGAGAGCTTGGACGTACTCGCCCTCGGGTATCTCGACGGAGTTCACACCGTCGGACAGGCTGACGGGCGAGCCTATCGGCCCCGTGTCGTAGTCGTTCCACGTGAGCGTCGCGGTGCCGCCCGAGAGCGCCATATCGACGCGGAACTGGGCGATGTCTGCGGCGGGGAGGAACGGGCCGTAGAGCTTGCCCGTGTGCCCCGAGCGCGGATACCAGTAGCCTTGCTGGTCTGCGCCCGTGTACGCGCCCGTGTCGGCGTCTACCCACTCGCAGAACGGCAGCGAGGCGAGGCCGGAGGAACGGCTCGGCTCGAAGGAGAACGTGGCGAACTCGCCCGTGGTGGCTTTGAGCGAGTGAAGCGCGACGTGTCCCTCGTAGTACCCCTCTTCAGACGGGTACAGGTAGTGCATCGAGTCAGACCAGTCCCAGAAGCCGAGGATAGGAGCGGGCAGACCCTCCTCGATGGTGGCGGGTGTGCTGACCCCAGCGACCTTCGTGAGTTCCGTCCACGTCGAACCTTCGTAGGACTTGCCGAACAGCCTCAGCCCTCTGGTGGCGGCGTCCCACGTCCAGCGCATACACATCTTGCCGCTTGCACCGGCAGGCACCACAACGGCGTCGTCGTAGGCGTGCAGGTTGGTGATGTTCGCGTTGATCGAGACGCCGTTGGCGGGCATGGGGGGTTCCCATGCATCGCGGTCCTGCATGGCGAAGTCGATGCGCGCGTAGCGAATCTCGCCCCAGTACATGTAGAAGCCCACGTCGCCCGAGTACAGCGGGCATGACGCGACCACCTCCACCACGAAGTCGTAGCGGTCGTCGAGTGCGAGCTGCGTGTTGCCCGCGAAGGGATGCCCGTTGACGGTGCCGTTCCAGTACCACGCGCCGTCCACCGTCTGCGGGCCGTTCATCGCCCACGCTGCGGCGAGCGCGTTGAATACCGCGTCGGGCCGCGCGACCGCTATCTCGACGTTGCTGCCCGCGCCGTAGTCGGCGGGGGTGTCGATGAGGTGGCCGACGGGCGTCCATTCGCCAGCCGCGCCCTGCGCGCCGCAGTTCACACTTCCGCTCTGGGTCGCTACGCCCACCGCGCCGCCGTTGACCGAGCCGCTGCCCCACTCGGTTCCCTGCGCGCCGCAGTTGACCGAACCCGAGGCGGTAGCCATGCCGACCGCGCCACAGTTCACACTATCGCTCTGCTCAGAGCTGTCGAGGTTCGTCCACGAATACTCGGTGCCGTACTGGACTTCCCACGTCCCCGCATCGCTGATGCCCGTGTAGTGCGCGGAATCGACGTTGTTGATGGTGGCGAGGACGGTCGCGCCGTCCATGACCTTCATCGTCGAGCCGTTGATCTCGATGCCGGGGTGGGTGTAGTTCCCCGTCCCCGTCCAGACCTCTGTGTATCCAGCGCCTGTCTGGATATTGACGTAGGACGCGCCCGTCGTGTTGATGACATCGTAGAAGAACTGCGCGTCCACAGCCGAGTAGCCACCGCTGATGGAGTGGTAGCGGCAGGTCAGATTCCCGAGGTAGTCGTCGTATTCGACCTGTTCCTCGTCAACGCCCGTCTCGTGAACGGGAGTCAGCAGCAGCCGAGCGTTCGTGACATCGCTGTATGACATCAGATGTCATCCCCTATCGTCCAGCGACCCTCAGAGGGGATGACGCGGAGGCCGAGCTTGACGTTGCGCCACTGGCCTTCGACGGGGACGGTGGCCTGCCAGCCGACGACGTAGGCGTGAAGCGTCTCAGACTGTCCCGTCGCGCCGCGCATGGTGGCGTAGGCGATGAGGCGCGGAGCTGGCGGGATCGGCGGCATCTGCACGGAGCCGTCAGGACAGGAGAAGAAGCCCGTCTTGAGGTCGAGCGCACAATGCGCGCCGTCGTGGTCGATGGCGAAGGAGCGAAGGCGGGACTGGTCGATGGCATGGAAGCTCCCATCGGTCAGCCCGCCCTCGAAGGTCGTGCCGTCGTCGTAGGTCGCGGTGAATCGGGGCATGGTATTGCCGCCTCTCCGTGGTATCGGAGCCGATGGGGTCTAGCCCGTGGTGTTGTACTGCCAGGCGATGGTCAGCGTGTCGCTCACGCACGCGCCCGGAGTCGCGCCTGCGGCCACGCGCATCTGCGAGACGACGTAGTCCGACTTCGTGCCGCTCGCGTTGTAGGTCGGCGTCAGTCCCGTCCCCTGCGAGGTCGGGATGGCACCCGTCGCGTAGGACGACTGCGTTGCGCTGTTGCCCGCCGACTGGACGTACGTGGTCGGGTTCGGCGTCTTGACGTTGGCGTACAGCGCATAGCCCGTGTTGAACGTGCCAGCCGACTTCCACACGTAGATGCTCGTGATGGCGTTGGAGTTGCCCGCGAACAGCAGGTAGAACCACCGCTCGTAGGAGTACCAGTAGTTGCTGCCGGGGATCGGGATGGGATGTGCGGCAGGCTCGGTGGTGGTGTCGGCTCCGCTCGCACCGTCTGCGGCGAGGAAGTTCAGATTGGTGGCGGTGGCGACGGTGGGGGTCGCTCCGTACGCCTCCTTGAGTGTGGCTGTGACTGCCATCTCGATGCCTCTTTCTCTCTCGGGGTCTCACTGCACATAAGTCTAACCCCGAACCCGAAATCCGTCACCACGGCTGTCTGAGAGACGATTTTCGGCGATTCCAGACGTTTCCGCAGGACGACTCCACCCTGCGCTAGTAAAACCCCGTGATTTCCGGCACTCCTGACCCCGATTCGGGGCATCTGAACCGGATTTCGGGGGACCTGGAGACCTCTCATACGCCTTCGGCGAGGGTGAGATGAGCCTCAAGACACGCAAATGAGGGGGGAAAGGGCGCTCTGAGGCGGTATGGCGACGGTGGACGCACGACACCTGACCTGCGGATTCGGGAAAACGTGCGAGTAGGGAGGAGGGTAGCAATCAGTATCGGTCTGACGGGACCCGCGCGGGGTCGCGGGGGAGGCCTGCCGGTCACACACGGCACGATCTGAGCCCTGAATCACACATACAGAGCACGCATCTATGCAAAACGCATGGGGAGGGGGGGACACGCAACGCCAGGAGCAGGGGAAACGTCGTAGCTGTACATAAGATGTATTATCAGACATTCACATGAGCCTATGCGACGTATCAGCAAACGTCATAGTCGGAACGTACACCCTTCCCCTGTCCTTCCCATCGTGTGCCGGCGCGTGGATCGACTGGCGTGTGGTGTGGGTGCACACGTGATTCACCCATCGGTACACCTGTACCATTTCCACTATGACAACGCATGAGAGTGTTAGAGAGTTGACACGCGGGGAATGAGTGACTATCATGCGTGTTGTAGCAGAGGGCTACACACCCACGGGAAGGCGATCACGATGAGCACTGAGGGAACGATGAGCTACACCAGCACAGACCCTACTACCGACGTCCGTACGGCTGCTGCGCTGCTCACCATCATGCACGACGACCTGCGGGCAGCGCAGGGTGCGACACTACACACTCCTACCCAGTCTGACAACGAGGAGAACCGCACACTGGTCGAGAGTGTGTCGGCTGACCTGATGAAGTGCGCCGCTGCGGTAGCGGTCTACTGGTCTACCGACCGTGCTGCATGGGCTGTGTGGGTGTTGGAGTTGATCGGGCGCGCACTCGCTGACTGCGACTCGCTGCTCGTGACTGACACGCCGACCCCGAGTAGGCTGCTGATCGGTAGCATCAACTGCGCTCTGCACGCTATGCCTGTGTGGGCATTCGAGTCCTAGCCGTTCGCGTAGCGGGCGCTTGCTTCGGTGAGCGCCCGACGCGCGGTCGACTGGCCGCACCTTTGGGAAGGGGTGCAGTGATGAGGGACACTCTAGGTGTGTTGCTTCTGTGGGCTCTGTGGCTCTCTCTGTTCGTCGACAAGCGCGTTTGGTTGTGGCGGGCGTGAACCCCTGCGACACCTGCGAGCGTCGACGCAAGGAGGGGCGGCATTACACCTGTCCCGCACACTGGCGTGAGTCGGTCAACGGCCGGCCGCTGGTGTGGGATGGAACCTCCAAGTCTAAGGCGTGTGGACACTACAAGCGGAAGGGATGAGGAAGATGAGGGCTGACAAGCGATACACGCAGGGATTGATGGAGCGACTGGCGCGCACCGTACCGAACACGCCTGGTCGCGTGTGGCACCTGGAAGAGGGTTCGCAGACGTACGGCCGCATGTGGCGCGTCTGTGAGCGTGGCGAGTCCTATGAGCTGTACTCGGACATCGCGTCCGGCGTCAGTGAGTACGACCTGCAACGCGCACTAGCGCACTACCTGGACGGCTACTCGGCGGCATCGCGCTAGTACCCCGCACGCCGCTCACTGTGGAGGCAGTGGGCGGATCGCAGGGCACTACGAGAAGAGGGAGTGAGGACATGGGACTTGATATGTACCTGACGAAAGACACGTACTACGGGATGTATGGCGACCGCACCGAGATAGAAGCGATAGCGTTCCCGAAGGGTGTCAAGGCTGAGCGCGTGGAGTCTGTCACCGAGCGCATCGCGTACTGGCGCAAGGCCAACGCAATCCACGGCTGGTTCGTCCGAAACGTTCAGGACGGCGAGGACGATTGCGGGAGCTATGACGTGAGCACGACTCAGCTACGCGAACTGGTTGCGCTCTGCCAGCGCGTGCTGGATGGCACGGAGACAGGTTCGGGGGAGATCGCCAACGGGCAGTCTCTGGAGAACGGCAAGTGGGCCGACATCATGGAACCCGGCGTGGTGAACCTCAACCCGCAGTTCGCCGCTTCGCTTCTCCCTGTGGCCGCTGGGTTCTTCTTCGGCTCCACCGCGTACGACGAGTATTACTTGGACGACCTGCGCGAGACCGTCGACCAGCTCGCGCCTGTGCTGGATGAGGACGGCGAGCATACGACGTACTACACCTATCGGGCGTCGTGGTAGCAGAACCCTCCCCGGCGGGTACTGGAACCTCCTTCCCCCAGTACCCGCTAAGGAGCGTTCTACACCGAGAGGAGCAAGGATGGTCTACGAGGTCACATTCGACCACTCGGGGGACAAGGCCACGGCCAGGGTCATTCTCGCATCGGACTCTCCCGAAGCGGCCGAAGCTCTCGCGTGTGAGCGTCTCTCAGACATCGTGAGCCCGTACATGATGGACGAGTGGCAGCTCCTCGCTGGCTCCGCTGTGGAGGTGGATGAGGACAGGAGTCAGGTGCTCGTGTATGACGGGGGGAGCTGGCAGAGATACGAACTTGTCACCGGAAGGGGGTAGGATGGTGAAGAAGTAACCTCATAGAGAGTGCCAACAGAGAGGACCCGTCAGATGTGGCGGGTCCTCTGCTCGTGCTGTGTCGCGTCCCTACTCGTCAGAACTGACCGCCACCCTGTTGCCGGCCATGTCGTCCAGGGCCTCGGCGTCCTCTTCGTCCCCTGCAAGCGTAACGGTGATCGTGCCCTCTTCTTCGTCCCAGTCCACGCCCAGAAGTCTCATGTTCCCCTGCCTCTCTTACGCTTGGAACCTGACGCCCTCTGTCTCGGACCGCTGCCTTGAGAGCTGGCGCTGCGCGTTGAGGGGACGCACTGCTGCCACGGCCCGAGACCGGGGGTCCTGCGCGGCTAGGGGGAAGAGGGGGCCTTCCGCGCAGAGGTGGGCTTCCCACCACACCGAATGCTAGTCGGAACCTGACTGTCGGTCAACGTAGGTCGCGCCGAAGCTCCAGCCCTGCGCGATGAGCCTGTCCATGTCGAAGTCGGTGGGTATGACGATCTTGAACGACTTGCGGATGACGATGGGGCTCTTCAGCCCCGTGGTCGTCCAGACGTTGTACTCGTGGCCTCGGGGGTTGATGAGCGTCCAGGGCTGCTTGCCGGTCATAGCCCACGCTCCTCGCGGTAGGCGGCAAGGGCGGCGACAGCGCAGCCGTCGTTGTGCTTGATGGGCTGCATCCACCCCTGCGAGAACAGTTCGCTCCTGCCGCAAACGCCGCACTTCCCGTCATGCTCGACCGCCTCCACGACCGCCTCCATGAGCGCGACGTGCTCGGGGTCGAAGATGGCGATGAAGGTGGCGAACTCGGGCGTCATGTCTTGTGTGATGTAGTGGCCGTAGGCGTCGGCCACCTCTGCCGTCGCGCCCTTATCGAACAGCCTCACGTCCAACGGAGTTGCGACCCCGTCGTCTTCGATGATGCCTCTGATGCTCACGATGCCTCCCTCGTGTAGTGGTGGTAGTGGTGGCCGTGTCCGACGCGTCCCCACGGATAGGGCGGCATGATGCACACGGCGAGGATGATGGCGAGTGCGAACCTCATCGGTTGTCTCCCTTGTCTTCGAAACACGTACCGAGCGCAAACGCGAAGCCGAGTAGTATGACGTTGAGGACGCCGACATCGGAGTACCCAGAAAGCCTGCCTAGAAAGAACCCGACCGTAGGCATCCACAGGAACGGCCATATCCTGACGAACCTCATCGGAACTCTCCCTTCAGCACGTCGACGACCTCCTGCTGCTGCTCCACGGTGATGCCGGGATAGCATGGGAGCGCGAAGGTCGTGGACGCAGTGTTCTCGGACACGGGCAGACACGGAATCTCAGGCCAGTAGCCCAAAAACGCCTTCTGGCGGTGGAGTGGCCGAGGGTAGTAGATGCCCGTACCTATCCCTGAGCCTCTGAGAGCCGCTGTAAGCTCCGCTGCGTGGTCATGCCTCACGATGTATAGGTGGTACACGTGTGAGCCGTCATAGCCGCCCTGCGGAAGCGTGAGGGGTGTGTCGCGCAACAGGTCGTCGTAGATTGCGGCCGCTGCCTGCCTCAGTCCGTTCCACCTGTCGAGATGGGGGAGCTTGACCGAGAGGATGGCGGCCTGCATCGCGTCGAGTCTGGAGTTCATCCCGAAACGGTGGTGGAGGTACTTGTAGTCGCCGATCCCATGATGCGCGAGGGAACGCGCAAGGGCAGCCAAGTCGTCGTCGTCAGTCGTGAGAGCACCGCCGTCGCCGGCGCACCCGAGGTTCTTGGAGGGGAAGAACGAGTACGCAGCGGCGTCTCCCAGTCCGACACCTCTCGCGCCGATGGCCTGACATGCGTCCTCCAAGAGGAACAGGTCGTGCGTGTCGGCGATGTAACGGAGATGGGGCATGGGGCAGGTGCGCCCGAAGAGATGAACCGGGATGATGGCTCTTGTGTACTCGGTGATGGCGTCTTGGACCTGTCGCGTGTCGAGGTTGTAGGTCTCGGGGTCTATGTCGACGAAGACGGGTTCGGCGCCGACGGTCACGATAGCCTCTGCGGTGGCGAAGAAGGTGTAGGGCGTGGTGATGACCTCATCGCCGAAACCTATCCCCTTCGCCTTGAGTGCCAACACGAGGGCGTCGGTGCCGCTGTTGCAGGTGATGACGTGCTTGACGTTGAGGTAGGCGGCGAGTTCGGCCTCGAAGCGTGTGACCGCCTCGCCGCCGATGAAGCTCGCGTTCGCCATCGTGGTGAGCACGGCATCGTTGAGGTCTTCCATGAGGTCGAGATATTGAGAACGCAGATCGAGAAGCGGAATCACGAGTCCTCCTTCGCCACGAGGTCGATACGGATGATGGCCTCGGTGTCGCTGGTCTGTTCCGCGACGAGGACGGCCGAGTCGATGGTGAGAAGTTGGACCCCTCTTGGGTCGCGACATGGGACGACCAGAGGAGACCCATCGCGAGGAGCGTGCTTGAGTTCCTCTTTGAGTCTCAGTGGGTTCACTCCACTACTCATGGCCACTAGCAACAGATTGATGCGACTCACGGCCTTCTCCCTTCCGTAACTCTGAGTCCGAGGTCCACGAGCTTCTGCAACATGGCGGCGTGATGCTCACACGCGAGCACCTGGATGCCGACGCGCTGTGTGCCGGTGTCTATCCAGACGGTGGGCAACTCCTCGCCGACGTCGAGTCCTTGGCTCAGGATGCGGGTGTCGAGTTCGTCGCAGGCTTGGCAGGTCACTGTGCCTCCTCGATAGCGGCTTTGAGTTCGTCGTGCGCCATGAAGAACGCATCGCATGAGCAGCAGCACTCGCGGGCAGGCGCGTCTCCACATTCGTCGCGCATCGTCGTGAACTTGGCATTGGCGACTGTCATCGCCTTCCCCGCCTCCCGCAGCCTGTCTCTCTGCTCGGATACGAGGGTGAGCTTGGCGTGGAGCTGACGAATCTCGGCTGGGAGCGGTATAGGCTTGTCTTGCGCCATCGTGTCGAGCCAGCCGTGCAGCTTCACGATTTCCTGTTGCTGCTCCTCGATGCGCCCGTCCTTGGCTTCGAGTGCGCTGCGGAGGGTGGCGAGAGCTGGCTTCGAGTGCTTCAGCGACTCGTGGGTGAGCTGCCACGGCTGGTCGGTCAGCACAGACAGCACGTCTAGCGCCGCCTCCACATCAGGCTCAAGAGCGGGGACGATGCTCGGTTCTGCAAAGCTATTCGGGAATGTGGCGACGTACTCAGGCTCAGGGGCGGGAGTGGGGGTGCGCTTGCAGGTATCGGGGTGCGGAGTGACGCTGCACGCCTTCCCAACGCACGCGCTGTACGGGCAAGCGTCAGTCGGCTCGGGAGTCACACCATGCCATGTACTCGGACAGAGTATTTCCGTTCCGAGGGGTCCGATGTTGAACCGAAGGCTGCGCTTGCTAGACCCGCATACTCGGCAGAACTCGTACTTATTGCGTGTCGGCTCGGGAGTGGGGGACGAGAGGGCGCGGGTGAGGTTGGCGAGCTGTTCACGCTTGCGGCACACATTTCGGTGCTCGCATCCGACACAATCGCCGTAGGCGTGATTCTGCGCTCGGCACCAACTGATGCCTTCCTCCGCAAGCTGCACGACGCCTTGCGGAATGCGCGCCTCTGCTACTGAGTCGGGGGTGTCAGGCATGGTCGGATACGAGCGGCTGTACTGAATGTCGGGCGTGCGACGGTGTGGGTGCTGGTGCCAGCTCATCCCTCGCTCCTCTCTACATACGGACGGGCGGTGGTGTCGATTGCACACGCCAGCTCATAGGCCGCGTGGTCGTCCATGCCCGTTTCACTCAGCAGCGCGGTCATGTAGGCGATAGCCGTACCTCCACGCTCGTTTCCGAGCTGTCTAGCGGCGTTGCGGAAAGCGAGTTGGACGGCCTCGCGCTCGGCGTTCTCGGCGGTGATGCGGGTGATGAAGGCGGTGAGGCGCGTACCTGCCACGCCTTTGCCGACGAACATCTCAACGTCCTTCAGCGCGTCCTCTGCTGTGTAGTCGCTCATGCCACGCTCCTTTCGATGTCAGTAGAAGTTGTACCGGAGGCTGTGTGCCAGGGCTTTGCGGGGCGTGCCGTACCGATGCCTGATGTACGTGATGGCGCGGTCGGTGTTCCACCGCACACGTCCCCAGTGATGGCCTCGGCACATGGAGCGAGAGAGCTGAAACAGCCCCCAACAGCTCCCCGTCTTCTGCGTCGGCTCCCACGAGCTTTCGCGGTACGCCAGCACGAGCAGCGCGCGGGTCTGGACTGGCCCATATCCGTGCTTCGCGGCCACCTCGCAG